TATAGTCTCCAGATTCATCATAAGTGCGTCTAGCTAGTTCATCGGCTAAAATACTATACCCGGGTTTATCTACAAATGTAATAACATCACCTTCATCCACTCTAAGAAGCTCTATAAAGCTATCTGGGCTTGTAGTATTGGAAAGCTTTCTTTTACCTAAGGATAGTTTAATTTTATATCTATCGGCTCCTGGAGCAAAGTAATTATATGTACCAATTGCTGGGTCAAGTAAAGACTCGTCATCATCACTTGTAATAATAGATTCAGTAACTTCTAAACCCACTTTATACGAAGAATTTGAAAGGTACTTATCTAATACTATAGATGAATTATTTACTTTTACAAAATTATCTTTAATAAAAAAGACACCATCATTTATAGTAGCCCCAGCACATTTACCGGTAGAAACAACTGTAGCATAATATCTGGTATTTGAATCATTAGTTTGAATTATCTCGGCAGCTGTAAATGCATTTGCTGTTCTACTAGTACCGGAATCAAGATACTTAACATATAAAGTAGGTGGGTCTGCATCTGTAGCTGAATCTACTAAGATTACTTTAGCTCTAACACCAGATGTAGTACCAATTAACTCTCTGTTTAAATAATTAGCTACATCAATATCTGTAGAATTATATGTGGTTACTAGCTTTACATAATTAAAATTCTTATCGTATAAAACATCCCCTGGTACAACCATTGACCCGTCTTTGTAAATACTCTTACCAAATTTAGTTATTTGATTTTGCAGTATCGATTGTAGTTGAGTTAATTCTCTAGCCTGAACTGCTACACCAGGTTTAAATAAAATACGATGAAAATTCTTATCTTCATTGTAATCGTCATAGTACGGGTCGGTGTTAAAATTAAGCGCCATTTCTTACCTGTGTTATAATCTTATGATTGTTCTGAGCGTGACTAGTTGTTGCTCACTGTGACTTACTGAAGTTCTATTATCGATATACAATAAATCCCCGCTGAATACATCTATATCGGGTACTTGATCTAGAGACGCTACTGTATATGTAGCTGCTGTATTTTCGTCGGTTAATATATCTCCAGCTACTAAGTTATGATTATTAAGATCGACTACTAATATCTGCTTGGTAGAACTAACTACTTCTACAATCTGATAATGCCTTACCGAATTAGTGGTTGTAAGACTTAATAAAGAATCTCTATTTAAACCTGTAACAGATTCTAGGGTTGCCAGAAAACAAGCACTCCCGTTTACATTTGCATAATGATAACCACTATCATTTGCTTTGATATCTTTTAAAATACCAAATTGTCTATAATCGTTGCTGACATTTAACCCTTGATTCTTTTCATTATTTATTGTTGAGGTAAACATAATTGCATCGGCAAATAACTCACTTATAGAATCTTTACCATGCCCTCCAACCGGGGACAAAATAGCAGATACATTTGCATTTCCCCCATCACCAATAATAGTTGTATTAGCATAGGAATAACCAGCACCAGGATTTTGTACTGTAATATAGCTGACAGTATTATTAGATAAAACAACATTACCGGCAAAGTTACGACCGTCTCCAGTTACAGAAACGTTTGCGTAAGAATAACCAGTGCCTACATTAGCTACTCTAAATGCAAAAATACCCCCATTGACTGCAGATAATTCTACAATACTTTGAATAGTTTCAACCCCACCAATTGAAGTATTTACATAGGCATTAGCACCAGTTCCAGTTGCGCTTGCAAAGGCAAGATTAACATGGGTGTAACCATGACCTGAATCTTCAATTATAATATCTTGAACTTGACCAGCAGAATTTACAAACGGAGTCAATACTGCTCCTTTTCCATCACCGATAACAGAAATAGTAGTTTGAATATTAGAAGGGTAATTTATACCTTCATCTTCTATTGTCACACCATATACTTGCCCAGCAACCATAATTGGAGTTAAAATTGCAGTATTTGCAAAATATAAATTAGCTGTAGCATTAGATGTTGGTTGACTATTACCAGTTGTAGAGATTGTAATAGTAGTGTTAGCTTGCGCAGCAGCAGTATAATTATAACCTTTATTAGTTATAACAATATCTACTAAAGAATTGCTACTAAAAATTAAATTAGCAAGAGCATTAGAAGTTGGTTGAACGGCACCAGTAGTTGCAATAGTAGCAATGGTATTTGCAACCACATTAGTATAATAATTGGTACCTGTACTAGTAATCTTTACATTACTTAAACCTTTAAAATGGCTTGTACCTAAACCTGATGTATCATTGACAGTAATGGAGGCTTGTTTATAATTATTACCTGCATTATCAATATACACGCTGATAATTTCCCCAGATGTATTTAAGACTGGAGTTAGGTTGGCTATTACGTTACCATTACCGCCTAAAAATGAACCATTAACAGTTAACGTTACAACATTATTACCTATATAACCTGAACCTTGATTATCTAAAACTATACTTCTAATTTCTCCATTAGAATAGTATGCATTTGTAACTGCCCTTTGAACAGGCATATAGTCGGTAGTTAAGAATCTATTCCTAACGGATAATGGAACAGTATACATATACTTCCAAATATACCCATCAGCAGTCGTTAAAGGAGTAGGATCAAAATTAGTAGGTTCAACGGTAGAGGCAGCACCATTTTTATTAAACAAACATTTGTAAACATTAAATTGACTTGTTAGCACATAATAATTTGAGTCTTTTAGACTTGAAGCACCAGTACTTGATTTAAAGCTAGAAGAATAATTACCATCAAATTGATCATATACAGTATTAGTGACCCAATTTATTCTTTTAACTACAAGGGAAACATCATTAACGTTAACTTTTTTAACTTGCAAAATTTGTCTACGAGTTTCATATTCGTAATCAGCAGTAACTTCTGGAGAAGGAGGTACAAGGGGATTAGGCCAATCTAATACTTTACCAATAAAATAGTAATAATTAGATCTACGAGAAAGAAACTCATTATAGACTGTCTCCGCCAACGATTGGTGGATTCTGTCTTTTAGAAGAAAAGACATATTGTATTAAGCTATTGTAACGTTCCAAGTTATAACGACAGTATCACCAGCAGCTTTGGTAACCGTACTAAAGACAGTACGACAAAGCATATTACCAGATGTTACTGCATTAAAGATACCAGCTTCAGCTAAAGAACCTGTACCGGTACCAGCACCAAATGTTGCAATATATGCAATTGTATTGGTCGTTCTGGTTGTTGAATCTAAGACAACTCTACCTAACTCTGTACCAAGGGTGGTTTGGGAGGTAGCAGCTGCTGTGTTACCTGAACCAACAGCCATGTAGCTAGGTAATGCAAGTGTATTACCCACCAGGCGAGAGGCAATTACATCCTTACCAACTGCAACAACTAAATTATCGACATTTCTAATGTCTTTTAAAGTACCAGTAGAATCAAGAAGTTTAACTTCTAAATTACCAATGGCTCTTACTGATTCTGTAAACATTTTTGTTTCCTCTAAAAAGATTTATGTTATATTTATACACATTTAAGCTATTGCTTAAGCTGTTATTACTGTTGATGCAACGTAAATATTTGCAAAATATCCTGTTACGGGGCTTGCATCAGTTGTATAGTTAAATAAGTTACCAGAAATAGTTTCTGTAAGTGTAACCGTACTATCTGTTGTGGGTATATTTTTACCTGTGTTTAATGTAATTGTATCTGATGGTGCTGTATTATCTGTAAATGCAGCAAGGGAGGTCTTTATCGTTAAAGATTCTGTAGGTGTTGTATTGTCTGTAAATGCCGATAGATACAATGAAATTATTGCAGAATCAGATGCTGTAGCGTTATCGGTAAATACTGGTTTAACAGTTAGTGTTACTATATCACTGGTATTAGCAGTTTCATATCCGAAATCTTTATTTAAGCCTATTAATGCTGTGTCTAAGACTTTAAATGAATCTTGTAGTTGAATAGCTACATTACTTCTTGTCAATACACTAACATTTGCAGATATATTAGCCGTAGCAGTAATTGTCCTATTATTAAATAACTTGGTACCAGCAGGATGTATTAATTTTAAAACTGTATCATAAAAATAACTAATATCTAGTTCTGATTGTAATTCATATGCAAAAGGTTGGTACAGATTAACGTTTTGTAATCTTACTTCAGGTTCTGATA